CATTTCCATCTTCTACGGGCCTGTCTTAGTCTTGAGTTAGGATCAGCTGCAGCTTTTGGAAACTTTTTCATTTGGCCTGCGCTTCTTGCGCAATACGACTTACGTCGATTTGCAGCTTTTGATCCTGGCTTGACCTTACCAGTGACCGCTGTTTTTAGTTTTGAACCAGGATTTTCTCTTCTATATCGGGCGACCCCAGCTTTTGTCATCCCTGCTCCAGATTTTGTAGATCTGAAATACTTTTTAGTTTTAGGTGGTTGTCTATCTTGTCTTCTCATTATGCTTTTTTCTTTTTAGCAAATGTAGCAGCTCTAGATGGTGTAGGACCTGTATTGGCTTTCTCTTGTTTTCTTTTTACGGCACCCGCACGCTGCCCTTTGCTCATCGCTCTTGCTTTCGCAATAGGCACGCATTTTGGATAATTTTTTCTTTTTTCTCCACCACTTCTTCCACACTTCGGGTAAGAACCATCTTTTCGCTTGTTCGCAATATCGACCCAGTTTTGTTTGACCCATTCTCTTAGTCCCCCACCTTTTGAGTAGTAAGCTCTCATTACGAATTCTTTCCGTAAGCGTTGCCTTTCCCTTTCATAGCTAGCTTACATGCACCGCCACCACTTTTGTACATAGCTCTAGGCATAGTCATCATTCCACCACCCATAGCTTTTTTTCTATTTTTCTTTTTACCACCTGGTGTAACTTTACCTGAACATACTGCAGATGCATACATATTAGCATATGCTGATGGGTACACTTTAAATTTTCGCTTTGCTGCGGCTTTACCTCTAGGGCATAGTTTTGCCATTATACAAACCTTTTATTTTTTTTATCTTTTTTAACAGCTTTATCCATTGGTGTTTTAGATTTTTTAGCCATCATTTTTTTCTTATTTTTTTTATTCTTAGGTATTACACCTCTGCCAATTAATACATCTGCAAAA